TTAGCGATAGGACTCAATTCGAATAACCTTGCCTATTTTCTTTATCTTTTTAGCTTCCTCGTCGCTTAAGAGCTCATTCGGGTACTGCTCGTTGTCTGTCGATATCGAGACCCCGCTGACGCCAAAATCTAATCGTCTAACAATAACCCGGCCGCGCGATTCAATTGCAAAAAGACCTGTTAGGTCGTTGACTCCACGTTCGTCAATAATCAACACATCACCTTGAACCAGTGTTGGCCTCATTGAGTCGTCACTGGGGAAAATAGCCTTAAGTTTTTCCGGATTAAGGTTGTTATTTTTTACCCAGCTTCTCCTAAGTGGGTGGTACCTATAGAGGTTAGAGTCCGAGATTTGAAATAGCGATTCATCCTGTGGATTCAGCACCTGAATTAAGACGAAGGATTCGAGCGGATCGCTAATCTCTGATATGAACTCGAAAAATGCCTTGGTGTTTTGAACGCCTATAGTGTCGTACAAGTCGTGAATTCGATCGATCTTGGCCTCGGGAAGCCCAGGCACTAAAAGTCTATCGAAAATAAGACTAAAAGACTTAACTACATTAGCGGTACTTTCTTCAGTTAGCTCAGAGTTTTTGTATATCTCCTTGGACTTCCTGTCTAGTTCCATTTTACCGGAGCCATTCAGAAGCCATAAAGGACTTACACCAAGATCTGAAAATTTGCGTAAAACAGCTATGGAGGGATTACTTATATCTCTCTCATTAGCTTGATAGCCCCGCATTGACAAATCAACCATTTGCGCGAGTTCAGTTTGGCTAAAACCAAGCTTCGTACGAGCGTATTTCAATCGTTTACCTATAGTATCAAGCTCATTATCCATATTTCCGCCTATTATTTACGCTTAAATATCAGCAACTTAAAATATTGAACAATATTATTAGACATTGCAGCATTGACATGAACATTATGATTGTTCATTATCGTGTCTATGATGAACAACAAAAGCTGCAAAAAAGCCAGGGTAGCACCTGGCCCCGCTTCTGACATGCACCCTGCTGATGTAAAGTGCGCGTTAGAAAAGGCGGGCTGGTCTCTTCGCCAGTTATCAAAAAAACACAACCTCTCTCCGTCGGCATTCGCAAAAGCTCTTGTCACGCGAGTTCCGCGACTTCAAAAAATAATTGCCGATGAACTAGGCATTAACCCATGGGATATATGGCCGTCGCGTTATGACGCCCAAAACAACCCAATAAAATTTAAGCGTGGGAGGAAGCCTAAAAATTATAGTACAGAATCGCGGCATCAGGGACAAGGAGCGGCGTCATGAGCCAAGCCCTGCCTAAAGCCGTTTCAATCAAAGAGCTAACTGAGATAACAGGCATCTCGAAAACTTCAGTTCTTCGCAGAAAGTCTGAGGGGAAGTGGGTTGAAGCAGGACAGATAAAGAATCACTCAAAACCATGCCGCCCGGCGACCAAGTATTTAGTTAAGTCGCTACCAGGCGATATTCAGCAGCTGGTGGAAGCTCACTACAAAAAGCAACGCATCGCTGAAGAGTGGGATAAAAAGCCCGCTCGCCGCGATCTCACCAACAAAGACCGCCTGCGTGGTCAGGCGCGCCATGAAATTCTCGTTGCGGCCGCCAGTTATCAAGAAGAGCACGGCAGCGGGCGTAAGACGTTAGAGGCCTTTTGTAACCTCTACAACAATGACCAGGTGAAACTATCAACCAAGGCTGTTCAGGCAGCGGTGAAAAAGGTTTCCATTAACCGAATTTACCGTTGGCGCAACACCCTCGAAACGAAGGGGCCGGAAGCGCTGTGCGGAGCCTACTATAAAGCGACTTACGAAAACATCATTGACCGTCAGCAATCAATGGCTGATTGGCTTGGATCATACGTTTATCGTTGGCCGCATATAGCCACACAGTATAAAGCCAGGGCTATTCTTGATGATTTAAAAACCGAGAATGCATCAGGCAAGCACGGCTGGCAGTTGCCATCGGCAACCACCTTGCGCCGCTGGCTGCGTAACTACATTGCTGAGCAGGAAATGAAGCTGTTGTATTCAACGGACATCGACCGTTACAACAGTGCAGAGCGCCCTAATTTCGCAACGCATTGGCCGGGCAACCAGCCGAATGACGTCTGGGAGCTGGATGGAACGCCAGCGGACATCATGTGTACCGATGGCCGTTTCAAGATCACCGCTGGCATTGATGTGTACACTCGCCGTGCACGCTGCTTGTTGGTGCCGCGCCAAACCTCACACGAGAACCTTGTGTTGGTTCGCAAGATGATCACTGATTTTGGCATGCCAAATGAGCGCTCGGTTATCAAAACTGATAACGGTAGCGATTACGTGTCCATTCGTATCACCACGACTTTCCACCGGTTAGGCTTGTTGCAGGTTCGTTCAGCCCCGTACTCGGGTTGGGAGAAGCCCTATATTGAACGGTTCTTCAAAACTATGTCGCGCGACTTATTTGAGCGGATGCCTGGCTATATCGGCCACAACGTTGCCGACCGCAAGAAAATTGAAAATCAAGTTGCCTTTGATAAGCGCTTGGCCGCCAAAAACAATGAAGATTTAGAGCATCAGATTTTTCGCGTGAAACTGACACGCGAGGAAGCTCAGGCACACATTGATGCATGGTTAGCCAATGTATATGAACACACCGCCCACGATGGTCTTAACGGCAAAACGCCTGCCCAAGCTTATGCTGAGTCGCGTTATCAACCGAGTAAGCCAAACGCGTTAGCGCTTGCGCTTCTCATGAATGATACCGGCATGGCGGTGGTGAAAGCAGGTCGAGTGCGTCGCAATAACATCATTTATACCGCGCCAGAGTTCATGCAAATGCGCGGGGCCAACGTTGAGTTGTTTATTGACCCTGAAAACCCAAACCACGCTTACGCGATAGATACGCGATATGGCTACGAAAATGCCGAGGTTATTCGCATCACTAATATTGAGGAAGTGCATCGCGAGGGCTTAGTTCCTGCGCTATCTCGGGCGCGAAAAGAGCTGCATAAACAGCTACGTGAGAACGACCGCAAAATGAAGCAGAAAGCAAAAGAGTTCGGTTTCGATACGCTGTATCAGCGCCGCATTGAAGTAGCAGCGGCTATGCGCGAAGGCGTTGTGGAGTTTGAGCGTAAGGCCGTGAAGCACGAAAACGATTTGTTCAACGCCGCCGAAAAAGCGTTGCAGTTTGGTTCATCAAAAGCCATTGCGCCAACCCCGCAGGCGCGCGACATGCGTGATGTGATTGACGAATTGGACCGCGAAAAAGCCGCAATTGAAGCTGCTGAAAAACCAATTAAAGAAGCTCGCCGCCGCATCATTCGTAGCGAGCAGGACATTATTCAGGCGTTAGTTGCGAAAGAGCTAGATGAGCAACTGACTGATGAAGAAAAGCGCCGTATTGCGAAGTACGAACTCGATGACTGGGGGCGTTTGCAAGTGAAGGTATGGCGTGAAGAAGCAATCTACGAGCGTACTAAGCGAGCGAAGAACGACTAGTACGCCCGTAAATCACCACCCTCTTAAGGAGAGTAAATTATGAAACACAAAGTAGTTCAAGTCAAAAATGTAACGCGCTCATTGAGCTTGTTACGCAATTTAAACAGCCGTAGCGAGATCATTCCAGGGCTAGGCCTCATTCATGGCCCTAGCGGTTTCGGCAAAACCACAACCGTTGTTTGGATGTTTAACCAAGCGCGCAGCGTGTACGTGCGTTGCTACGCAACCGATACTCCCAGCTCATTTTTAGGTCGTGTCTTAGAGGAGATGGGTGAGGTACCACGTCCGCCGCTTTCAAATATGGTACGCCAGGTGATTGACCGAATGGTGATCGACCACTGCTCGCTGTTCATTGATGAGGCAGACCATATTGTGATGAACACCCGCATTATGGAGACCATCCGCGATATCTATGACAGCGCCGAACAGCCGATTGTGCTGATTGGCATGGAGCAGATTGCCCGCCGTATTAGTCACCGTAAACAGATGTTTAACCGCATTTCAGAATGGGTTGAATTTGAGCCGTGCGACTTAGATGACATGCAGAAATTAGTGGCCGAGTTATTTGAAGAGCGGGTCACAGTAGAAGAAGACTTATTGAGTTATATCCGCAAGGAATCGGGCGGCGAAATGCGCCAGATTTTGGTTGCGCTGGAGAAGATTGAGCGTATGGCGCTTGCCAGTCAACTTGATTCAGTTTCACGCGCTGATTGGGGTCGAGAGCCGCTGTTCTTATTGCAGCGACGTTAATACCGACCTGTGCGCTAAAACTATAAGGATAAATCCATGAACCAGAACAAACTTTCAATTAAAACCGAAGCCCAGCTTGTCACGATGCGAAAGCTGGGGCGGTTCACGCGTGAAGATGTGATGCGTAAATTGGACGTTACTCTACAACACGCCCAAACCATGGTGAATCGCTTGCGTCGCCGTGGCCTTGTGACCGAAGTGGGAACCACGCTTACACGTAAAAATAACGCCTGCAAGGTGTTCATGGTTTGCGATAAGCCATACCTGGTCAAGCTGCCATCTCGCCAAAAGATTTGGAACACCATGCGCATTACCCGTTCATTCAGCAAGCCCGAGGTTTGTGCGGCCGCTGAGGTGTCAATGGGTGTTGCCAGTCGCTATATCAACGAGCTCATTCGTTGGGGTTATGTGCGCAAAGTGAGTCATGGCCGCCCTGGTGAAGTTGGCGGCTATGCACGCTACCGCCTGATCCGCGACACGGGCCCCGAATACCCACGCTGTTCACCCATGTCGTGCTCTGACCCCAACAACAACGACGTTCGTCGAATTAAGGAGGACGAGTTATGCCGTGGATAGAAGCTTTAAAACGCGAAGTTGAGCGGCACGGTCTAGGGCCTGTCGCCGATGTCATGGGCGTATCGCGTGGCGCTGTCAGCCAGCTGGTTAACAATAAGTACCCAGGCAATTTGGACAGCATGAAAAAGCGCGTTGAAGGGGCGTTTTTCAACCGCACTGTGCTTTGCCCCGTTGCTGGGGAAATACCGGCGCAGCAATGCTTTACCAATCAGCGCAAGAAACCCGGCTCCAACCCAATGAATCTGCGTTTTTTTAAAGCCTGCCGCAGTGGGTGTGAGCACTCTCAGCAAAAGCCACAGTTTAGTGGTGAGTTGATTGAATCACAGTACCTGGAGGAGCCTCGCGCGACTCAAATAAAGCGTGAAGATATTGGCCGCGCATTAGAGCTTTTACGCCGTGAGGCGGAGCTAAAGGCCGGTAACGACACTGAACAGCAGCAGCTTGCATACATTGATTTGTTAGAGAAGAAGGTGCGCGAGCTTTCCGACAAACTTAACCACTACCAGGGTAACTAACATGAACTTACAACAGAAAAAATGGCAAGCCGCTTGCACTGCTGTTGAGCAGCTTCAAGCATTAGATATCACCGTGTGCAATGTGTATATGGCAACCAAGTCGCCTGTTATCACCATTGAGCCACATCCCAACTTGCCGCTAACGGCTCCGTTTACTGAAATTGCTGTTCGCCAAGCCGCCGGCGATTTGGTGCGCATTCGCACTGGCATGTTTGCTGGTTGCACTGTGCGCTGGATAACTGGCAAACACATTCACGACACCCCAAAAACCCACTAAAGGTACCGCTATGAATACAAAAGAGAACTACATGGAAGATGCAAAGGGTCGGCTTATCCCTGTCGAAAGCATCTCTCAGATTGACATGATGAAGCATGAGTTTGTCATTGAAATGGTCAAGCGCGCCGCAGAAAAAAGCGAAGAGTTGAAGACCTTTAAAATGGCGTTGTTCGGCGATTTTAGTAGCTTTATCGAATTGATTTACGAGCGCTACGGGCAAACCCTTGGCGGCAAGAAAGGCAATGTCACCGTGTACAGCTTCGACGGCGCTTACAAGCTGTCGGTTGCAGTACAAGACCGCATTACCCTTGGCCCCGAATTGCAGGTGGCTGAGAAGCTCATCAAAGAGTGCGTGCGCGACTGGTCGCAAGGTGCGCGCTCAGAGTTAAAGACGTTGGTTGAGCGGGTATTTGAAACCGACAAAGAGGGCAACATCAATATCCGTGAGGTGCTGTCGTTGCGCCGTTACGAAATTGATGATCCACGTTGGCAAGAGGCTATGCAGGCAATTAGCGATGCCATCAATGTGGTTGGTAGCCGCGCCTACATGCGCTTCCACCGTCGCACGGAACGCGGTGACTACGAACCTATCTCGTTAGATTTCACCAAGGTATAAAGCGAAACGCCCACTGGGCGTCTGCTTGGCGTGGCGGCCTTGCACTGATGAGCAGCCGATTTTACTAGGGAGAAACCAATGGATTATTCAGCAGAAATTTACAAAGCAGTGCTCAAGGCCGTGCATGAGTTGGGGCCTTGCAGTTATAAGGCGATTCGCGAAACGCTCGACTTGGAAAAAGACGAATGCCGCGACGTGACTGACTATCTTATTGAGCACGATTACCTTATTAAGTTGGGTAACTTGCAAATCAAGGTTGCGGCACGCGGTGAATCCACCTTGGAGCGTATGAGTCAGGGATTGGATGTTTTTGTTAGCGAAGATGAGCCTGAGTTTCACCAGGACGAAAAAGACGACAAGCATATCGACGAGCCTACGGCCGACACCGAAAAGCAAGAGGTCAAACCCCAATCCCCGGTACTAGGTACCGAATCATTTTTGGTCATGGGAAGCCCTTCTCGTAGTTGGGCTGAACATGAGTTAGCCCGCGCCCGCTCGGTACTTGCTGGCGATGAAGGTGTTGATTTCAACGCTGACATGGCTGTCGCGCGGGAGCGCCTTTACGTTTGCTCCCGGCAAGAACTGGAGGCGTTGAGCACTGATGCCTTGCTAGGCCGAATTAACGCGTTTAACGAGCATTTAAAGCTCCTTAAAGACGTCGTTAACAGTCGTGTAAATCGCGCGTTTTTCCCATTGGCCAACTGAGGAACCCATGATGGCAGAATCTACAAAAAGCCACTTAAACAGAACCGAAGAAGTCTCGCCTCAAGCCCGTATCGATGAGCTTGAACGAGCCTGCATCGAGGCGTTTAAGTGGATTCAGGCTCGCTCACCAAACTATGTCTTGGACGTAAAAGACACGTTGATGATGGCAGTTTACGGCACCATCAACCCCAACGGTGAGACCAAGCCAAAGTCAGCAGGTACTGTTAAATCTAATTCGACCGCCGAATGCAATGCTGATGAAGCTAGCAAGGACATGCAAGAGCTTGAGCCGTTCCTTGCTGTTTTAGACGCCATGAGCACTCGGCACCAGCGCTTGGTTGCCGTAGTTGAGCGCCACGAGAAAAATATGATTTACCTTAACCACCGGGTTTTGAGCCTTGAGCTGGCCCACGAACTCAAAAAACCGTGGTACCAGAAGCTTTGGCGGTGGCTGACGAAACCCGCCCCTAAGTTGTAAGCGAAACGCCCGTTTGGGCGTCTGCCTAGCGTGGTTGTTAGGCACTGATGAGCAGCCAAGAGGTGCACAATGAACAATAAAGCCAAGCTGATTCAGCTTATCCATGTGGCGAAACGCGACATGGGCTTGGACGATGACACGTATCGCGCAACGCTGAAAGGCGTTAGCGGCAAAGTGTCGTGCAAAGATATGAGTTTAAGCGAGCTTCATCAAGTGCTGGAGAACTTCAAAAAAACTGGCTTCAAAGTACGTACAAAGAAAGCTAAAAAGCGCATGTCACCACCCTCCAGCAAGCGTGTGCGAGTTGGTGAGATTAAGGTGATTCGCGCTGTATGGATTGATGCTGCCAAGGCTGGGTTGATAGCGGACAACTCGGAAGAAGCTTTGGATAAATGGGTTTACCGGATGAGCAAGGTTCGCCACGTCGGTTGGCTAGATGGTGATCAGGCTTATCGCGTCTTAGAGGCGCTGAAGAAATGGATTGTCCGCCTAATGGCTAAATGGCTTGATGAGCATTTAGGCACAAAATACGAAGAGAATTTGAAGGAAGTTGCTGTATCTTATGACCTTATGACGGAGCGCTTTGTGTTTGGGCGCGAAGTATACAGGGAGCGTCAAAATGCAAAATGAGTTATTTGAAGAAGATAAAAACCTTGATGAATTATTAAGCAAGGCCGAAGATATAGAGCTTGGTACCACTGCATGGCCACAGACGCTGGCTGAGCTTGTGAGTATTTTTAAAGATGAAATGATGTCGGGTGCTGTTGCTCTTGATGAGGATAAAGCACTGAGTTTGGCCAAGCGCCTTGTTGCGCGACAAGCGCACCACATGGGCGGCCGCCAGTTTTATTTGCCACGGGATGAGCGGTTACGCAAAGCAATACGCGATGTAGAGATTTGGCAGCGCTATAACGGCCGAAATGTTGCTGAGCTACAACGAGAGTTCGATTTGACCGCGCAGCAAGTTTACGCCATTCTGCGCGAGCAACGTCAACTTGAGCGTGACCGCCGCCAAGCTAAATTGTTTGGATAAGGAGCTATGATGGGATTTCGCGATGAATTTATCACTCCAAAAAAATCAGATTTTGATGCCGTTCATCGGTTTAAAGCCGGATTGATAGGCATATTTTGGATGTTTCTCGGCTTGCTGATTTTTTACTGGATGGCGGTGCCCAGTAAAGCTGAGCGATTTGCAAAAGCAATGGATGATGATTGCTTTAAAAGCGCCTCCACGTTGGTCGGTTATGAAAATAGAGAGGCTTATGATTTCAAAGTGAGCTCAGTCTATCAACACAATCCAACGAGCCATACAGTTGTCGGGACCTTTATGTCTTTTACGCCAAGCATAGGCCTATATCATCGTTATTACTTTGTGTGTGATATAGAGCAGGACTATCACCGTAGGCAGACGCTTACTGATTATGAAGTTCTAGCAACTAAGCGGCTATTTGAAAAACACATAAACAAACGCCACCTAGAAAGTAGCAAAACTCTTTAATCCCCTCCTTTAAAGCATAGCCGCCAACATGGCGGCTATGAACATTTTAAACTCCATCAATTATCTACAGCGCACAAACCCGCCTCGCTTGTTAGCCAGGCAGGCGGGCTTTTTTTTTTGCATGGGGGCGTTATGAGTAATTTTCGCCTCAGCAAAACCAGTTTGTTGCGCCTTAAACAATGCCACCCACAGCTTTGTATTGTGGTTACACGCGCTATTCAGATATGCGGCATTGATTTTATGGTTGGCTGCGGTATACGCACCATTGAAGAGCAGCGCGCCAATGTTGAGAAAGGCGTCAGTAAAACCCTTGCGAGCAAACATTTGCCCCAAGCCGACGGTATGAGCCATGCGGTGGATTTGTGGCCGTGGGTGAATGGGCGCATACCGTGGGAGGACTGGCCGGCCTTTGAAGAAATTGCTAAGGCCATGCTCACTGCCGCTGACGAGCTAGGTGTCAACCTGCGCTGGGGTGGCGACTGGAATCGAAACGGGCGAAGTGACGACGAACGCTTTCTGGATGGTCCTCACTTTGAGTTGGTGGGAGCGCTATGAGTTTAGGTGCAATCAAACTACTACCACCAAATGTACCATCGCGCGGCTTTCACGGCTCGCGCAAGCGCTTCACAACCGGTTGGAACGACCGGCTTGCTGCTGAGTTTAACCGTCATTTAAAAGGCGCTCCCGTCGTTTTTAACAATCCGTATGGCCCTGTTCATTTGGCAAATAGCTACCGCGCTGGGTGGAGTGCTGTAACCGATATGGACATTCGCCGCCTGATTTTATTGAACACCGCAGACGCAAGCGAGCCACTGACTGGCAAGCGCCTGTTTGATGAAACCCGCCAACGCTTGTTTGGCAATGCTCGTGAGGCCCGTCATGTGGGATAAAGTAAAAGACTTCATTGGGGGTAACGCCCCGGTTATTGGTTCGCTCTTGGGTGGTCCAGCAGGTGGCGCAGCAGGTGCACTTGTTGCTAGCTGGCTAGGGGTGGAGAACGACCCCAACAAAATCTTGGAGAAGCTTCAAACTGACCCGAACGCCATGATTGCGATTAAGCAAATGGAAAGCGATGAGCGCAAGCAATTGCGCGAGCTTCAGTTTCAAGCCGAAATGGCGAAGCTGAAAGACCAGCAGCATCAACATGAGCAGCAGCAAGAAACCATTCGCACAGGCGATACGGCTGAGGATGAATACGTGCGCCGCACTCGCCCTAAGATTGCGCGACGTTCGTTTTATTTTGGTGCGCTTTATATCGGTGCCATGGAGGTCTTGAACGCCTTTGATGTGGGTACTGGCGCAAGCTGGGAAATGGCCGGCATTATCCTGTCACCGGTTTGGGCTTACATGGGATTCCGCACTATTGATGGCTTTGGCAGCAAGTTCAAGTTTTTAGGCAAGAAGTAATGGATGAATTTGACCGCGCACAAGAATTAGAACAGCGGCAACGTGATCAGGCAATCAGCCGGGCGCGCCATCGGAAACGCGAAGCACCTCGCATACACGATGGCGTGCGCGTGTGCATTGATTGTGATGAGCCGGTGGAGCCGGCGCGCATTGCGTTACTCCCCGACGCGGCGCGCTGTATTAGTTGCCAGACAGACCACGAACGGAGGCGTTAATGGATTGGGTAAAGGATTATGCGCCGTACATCATTGTCATCATGCAAGGCGTGATGCTGTTGGTGTCGTTGTGGCTGTCAAAGAACTTTGCTTCACGCCAGCGCGTGGAGAGCAACGAAGACAATACGAGCAACCAATTTGCATCGATGAATTTACGACTGCAACGCGTTGAGGATGCGGTGGCCAACCAGCCCACACATCACGATGTGAGGCAGTTAGAGCGCAAACTGAGCGATGTTAGCTCAGATATAAAGCGCGTTGAACCTTGGATTAAACAGCTAAGCAATCACGTTGATATGCTGATTGAGAAGGAGCTAAGAAACAAATGAGTTTACGTGAAATTCGCGCTGAAAGCTTTCGCCTATCCATCTTGATAGCGCTACTCAACGAGCCTAGTTACCGGATGAATGACAGCGAAATTCGTACCGTGTGCGCCCACTTTGGCAATACCATGAGTGCCGACGAGTGCCGCAGCCAACTGGCGTGGCTTGAGCGTCAAGGTTTAGTCACAACAGAGAGTCACACCGGCTACACCATAGCTAAATTAACCAGCAGTGGCCAAGACGTTGCCGAAGGCATTATTACATGGCCTGGCGTAAAGCGTCGGAGAGCATAACGTGACCAAAAAAACACGCGGGAAGCCTTCAAAAGTTGACTTGTTGCCGGGTCAGATTAAAAGCCGTCTGGATAAGCTCCTGCGCGACAAGAAGTTCACGCAAGCCGACATTCTTGAGCAGGTGAATCAAGCGATTGATGCATCTGGTCTTTCTGATGATTTAAAGCTGTCACGCTCAGGGCTTAATCGTTACGCAACCTCAATGGAAACGGTTGGCCAGCGCATTCGTGAGGCGCGTGCCATATCTGACCAATGGATATCAAAGCTAGGCACGGAGCCCACTGGCGAAGTTTCACAGCTACTGATTGAGATGGTGCGCACCTTGGCATTTGACCAGGTGTTAAAAATGAGCGATAGCGGCGAGACCGTTGAGCCCAAAATGCTCAAGGACTTATCACACGCTATTGAACGCCTAGAGAAAGCAGCGGTTGAATCAACTAAGCGCGAGATTGAAATTCGCAAACGCATTGCCGAAGAGGTTGAAACCGACTTGCGCGGTGCTGACGGCATGTCTGAAGACTTAGAGAACCGCATCCGAGGCATCTTGCTCGGCAAGGAGTAACCCGTGGAGTATGGCGATGGCTGACTTAAGAGTTATATCGGCACCACGCAAAATTAACCTGCGTGAAGCGTGCCAAGATGCCGGCGTTGAACTTCCGGATACCGCTCAGAGTTTATCACCGGCCAAACAGCCGGTGTTGCTTCCTTATCAGGCGCGCTGGGTGATGGATGACGCGCAGATTAAGATTTGTGAGAAATCGCGCCGTACCGGTATCACCTGGGCAGAGGCCAGCGACAACGTCATGACGGCGGCCAAGCCGAAACGCCGCCAAGGCGCGAACGTGTTTTATGTTGGCTCCAAAAAGGAAATGGCGCTGGAATACATTGCGGCCTGTTCCTTATTTGCCAAAGCTTACAATCAGCTGGCTGAAGCCGACGTTTACGAACAGACGTTCTGGGATGAAGGCAAGAAAGAAGAAATACTCAGCTACATGATCCGCTTTCCCAATAGCGGCTTTAAAATTCAAGCGCTCAGCTCTCGTCCATCGAACTTGCGGGGTTTGCAAGGTGATGTGGTAATTGATGAGGCTGCGTTTCATGAGGCGTTAAACGAGCTTTTAAAGGCAGCGATGGCGCTCACCATGTGGGGCAACCGCGTACGGGTTATTTCAACGCACAACGGCATTGATAACCTTTTCAATCAATACATTGAAGACGCCCGTGCTGGCCGCAAAGATTACTCCGTACACACTATCACGCTTGATGATGCCATTGCTGAGGGCTTATACAAGCGCATTTGTTACGTTAACGGCAAGGAATGGTCGCTGGAGGCGCAGCAGGAGTGGCGCGATAAGCTCTATAAGAACGCACCGGATGAAGCGTCAGCGGATGAGGAATACGGTTGTATTCCGAAGCAAAGCGGCGGCCACTATATTAAGCGTGTACTCATTGAGCAAGCCATGGTGGCCGACCGCTCAATTCCGATTATTCAACTACAAGCGCCAAAGGATTTTGAATTGCGCAGCGAGCAGGCACGCGATGACTTTATCGAAATGTGGTGTGAAGTGAATTTACTGCCACTACTCGAAAAACTCAACCCACTGCACCAGCATGTATTTGGTGAGGACTTTGCCCGTCGCGGCGATATGACCGTGTTTTTGCCGCTTGAAATAAAACCCGACCTAATGAAACGCACCCCGTTTGTGGTTGAACTATCCAAGCTTACTTATGACGCCCAGCGCCAGGTTATGTTTTACGTGCTAGAGCGATTACCGCGCCTGCGCGCAATGGCATTTGATGCCACGGGTAACGGCGGGTATTTAGCTGAAGCGGCCGCACTCAAGTACGGCGTAGAAATGGTAGACCAGGTCATGCTTAACGATACCTGGTACCGCGAATGGATGCCGAAAATGAAAGCCGCGTTTGAGGATGGAACCTATGAGCTGCCGCGCCACCAGAATGTACTTGATGACTTTGCTAAGGTTCAGGTGAAAAACGGGATACCGAAAATTGATAAGGGTAGCGACAGGCAGAGCGACGGCACCAAGCGTCACGGCGATTTTGCTGTAGCTTTGGCTATGGCCGAGCGGGCGTCGTGGATGGATGGCGCACCAATAGAGTTCGAGGCGCTACCAAGCAAGCGTCGCGAGCAGGATATAGATGACGACGAGCCATGGCACACTGCTAGTGGCGGCTGGTAGGAGAGATTCATGAAGCCAAGAATAAAAGTATACAACGGCGAGCGGGTCGATTTGGCCGCACTGCAAGAGGCACAAACGCAGCGCTCCGAAGTTTCGCACTTGCTTCAGCATTTTAGTAACCACCCCAGTCGCGGGTTAACCCCAACGCGGCTGGCTGCTATTTTGTCCGATGCAGAGACGGGTAATCTGGTTACACAGTGCGAGCTTGCCGAAGACATGGAAGAAAAAGATGCTCATATCTTCTCAGAGCTGCAAAAGCGCAAGCGCGCAATGCTGAGCGTTGATTGGGTGATTGAGCCGCCCAAGGATGCCAGTAGAGAAGAGATTCGCGATGCTGAAATGATCACTGAGTGGCTCGAAGATAGCGACTTTCTCGATGATTTGATTTTGGATATGGGTGACGCCATAACCAAAGGTTTTAGCGCAACAGAAATGACGTGGAACTACACAGATAAGTTGTGGTTGCCTGATTTTGAGTGGCGCGACCCGGCGTGGTTTAAAACCCACAGCTTGTACCGCAACGAAATTCGTTTGCGCGACAACACACCAGAAGGTCAAGTGTTAAATCCGCTGAATTGGGTGGTGCATCGTCATCAGGCCAAGTCTGGTTATCTCGCGCGCACTGGGTTGGTGCGTGTTTTGGCGTGGCCATATTTATTTAAGAACTACTCAGTTCGTGACTTAGCTGAGTTTCTTGAGATTTACGGGTTGCCGCTGCGCCTCGGTAAATATCCAACTGGTGCGACTCGCGACGAAAAGAGCACACTATTAAAAGCCGTGATGTCAATTGGCCACAATGCCGGCGGGATCATTCCAAAAGGTATGGACATTGAATTTAAAGATGCGGCCAAAGGAACCTCAGACCCATACAAAACCATGATCACCTGGGCTGAACAATCACAGTCAAAAGCGATTTTGGGCGGTACTTTAACCAGCCAGGCAGATGGCGCAACATCAACCAATGCGCTAGGTAATGTGCATAATGAAGTGCGCCAAGAGCTGCGCGATTCCGATGTGAAGCAAATTGGCCGCACGTTAACCGAGCAGCTTATTATGCCGTTTTATATGCTAAACGGTAAAAGCTTCACCAGTGCGCAACGCCGCATGCGCTTTAGTTTTGACACCAAAGATGCAGAAGACCTTGAAAGCTTCAGCACGTCACTCAACAGCTTGGTTGGCGCAGGCATGCGCATATCGCGCAAATGGGCGCATGAGAAAGCCAACATCCCAGAGGCGGTGGACGACAAAGACTTATTAACGCTCAACAGCGGTTTTCCGCCGCAGCCAACTGCCGCCACTAAGCAGGCTATTGCGACACTGCGCCGGGAGCCTGGTGTTGATGATGATGCAACGCAGGCCATGACCGAACAGTTAGGCACGCGTATGCAGCCGTTACTTAACGATATGACCGATGAAGTCAAAGCGCTGGTCGAGAACGCAACGTCATTAGAAGAGCTGCAAGACGCACTTGCCGAGCTGGATATTTCAAGCGATGAAGTAACTCGCTTATTTGCACAAATGATATTGGCATCAGAGCTGGCCGGCCGTTCCGATGTTGAGGACGGCGTTTAATGTCGAGCGCTAAGTATGGCTCGCTGCCATTTGAAGAGGCCATAGCGTACTTTCGGCAAAAGCTGAACGTGCCAACTGAGCGCTGGGCGGATATTTGGGCGGCAGCTCACGACAAGGCGTTTATGGTGGCCGGTGCCATGAAAAACGATTTGCTTAATGACTTTCGGTCAGCCGTTGACGAAGCCATTGCCAATGGTCGCTCTATAGGTTGGTTTAAACGTGAGTTTAATAACATCGTTGCCCGCCACGGATGGGAGCACACCGGCACCCCTGGTTGGCGCGCATCAACTATTTATTCCACCAACGTGCGCCAGAGCTACAACGCCGGGCGGTACGAGCAATTGCAGCGCTTTCCATACTGGGAGTATCGCCACGGCGATTCACGCGTGCCTCGCGTGTTGCATTTATCATGGGATGGATTAGTGCTGCCTAAAGATGATCCGTGGTGGCAAACGCATTTCCCTGCTAGTGGTTATGGCTGCTCATGCAAGGTTTTCGGGCGCAGCGAAAACGAAATGCGTCGCCGTGGACTAACACCAGGGCAAGCACCAAATGACGGCACCTATGACTGGACCGACAAAGTTACCGGCGAGGTGTTCACGTTACCACGCGGCGTTGATCCGGGGTTTGAGTACGCACCAGGCTCAAGCCTTGAGCGTACGGCCATACAAAAGATGGCTGCTCGAAAAGCGCAGGATTTTGCGCCCCCACCCCGCGTGGTGCCTGATTTATTCTCAACGGTATCTGGGGTTAACAACAACGCCATCAATTCCGTTTGGGCAAACGCACCGCAGGCGCTGGGCACTTCAGTTGAACAACTTGCTTCATTTATGGCCGTGCATCCAACCAAGACGCTGTTTATTAAGCAGGCAGAAATTGGCACGCGCAATCGGGCCTCTTACGCAATACAGGACGATGTGGCAGCGTACTTAGGGTTAAATTCACGCGACCGTCAGTGGACCTATGGGCGTGCAACCCGCGCTGCTGGCTATACCGCATTACCGTGGGATTTTACTGTGGTTAAAGTTAAATCCACGACGCGGTTATCCAATGTTGATTTGAACCGTATTCGCGATGAGGTAAAAAACCTGATCACCGAGCGCAAAATCGGAACCACCGAGTGGTCAGTTTCACGCCGCCTGCGACAAAAGGGCTATAATGATGATGGCGTCTTGATAACGTGGCTGCACGAGCTTGGCCACCAAGTACACTTTTGGGGCGGCCAATCATCATGGCCACAGTCATTAAGTGCGGCCTCAGTCACGCGCTACGGTGCGACGAATGCCGAAGAGTTCTTTGCTGAGCACTTCGTATTGTGGTTCTTTGCCCGCGACGAATTGATGATTTACAACCCTCAAATAGCGCGTTGGATTGATGAGCAAATGACATCAGCCTTAAGTTCAACTGAAAAAGGAAAATGGAAACCATGAGTCAAGAACCCGATGTAATATCCGCAGCCATGCGCATTGCGGCCAGTGACCCAACGCTAGCAAATGCCAAAGAGCTAAATCGTTTAATGCGAAGCGCTAAAGGCGACGACAAAGACGCTATTGCCGACTTAATCGAAACCTTTCTTATGAGCGTACAAGACCCGCAATTACGCATGCAACTCATGGATGAGCTTCACTGATGGCTGGTGCACGAATTGAAATTGATGCAACCACACAGGTCATTGCGGCGGCCATTGCGTCACTGCGTAGCCAAGCACAAGACCTTGCTGAACCGTTTGCGGAGATTGGCGAATACCTGATTGAGTCGCATCAAGACCGATTCAAGGCCGGCGAGTCGCCCGATGGTCAGGCCTGGGCACCGCTGAGCGAGGATTACAAAAAACGCGCCAAGCGCCCCAGCGAAATACTGATTGAAGATGGCTTTCTTATGGGTACGTTAAATTACAACCCCAGCGGCAGCGAGCTGCTATTCGGCACGCCAATGGAATATGGTGCGGCGCATCATTTTGGTTACGAAGAAAATAACTTGCCCGCTCGACCTTGGCTTGGTTTGTCGCCATTGGACAGTGATGTGGTGGTGCAGATTTTCCGCGCGCATCTCTCAGAAGCGATTTAAGCGGCACAAATTAACGTTTGGCTACATACGCTAGCATTCGTTGAGATAATGCCGCCACGGAAAATTTAAACGGGTTTTAAACACTATCCCACATGAAAGATAAAACCCCGTTGCCCACTGCCGGGCAAAAACGATTATTTTCTGGTTGAAAATCGCCCGACCATTATTCATAGTGGCGGCACTAAGAACTGCCCCCAAACCCCAAGAAAGTAGCAAAACTCTTTAATCCCAAGCTCACCGACGCCCCCGCCATGATGGGGGCATGAAAACGAAACACACCCAAACCCCAATTGCCGCTTTGACGGCCAGCCGTACCGAGCCAAACCGCTCGGCACTTGCTGCTTTGAGCACCGTAATGACGCAGGCGGACGTTGGCAAGAAGCGCGTTCAACTGCTGCCAGACGGTGTTTTTCGTGCCGCAAAAGATGGCCGCCCGCACGATGCCCCTTATTGGAAGCTTGATAAAGATATCGCTGAGCGATTGATTCAGCGAGTGTCGGCGCGTGCCAATGACTTGCACTTCGATTACGAACATCAAACGCTGCATGCCGAAGAGAATGGCCGTGAAGCTCCAGCAGCCGGATGGTTCCGCGAGCTGGAATACATCCCAGGCGAAGGCCTGTTTGCCATTGAGCCGCGCTGGACAGCTAAAGCTAAAGCCTACATTGAAAATGAAGAGTATCGCTACGTGTCAGCGGTGTTCGCCTATGACCGCGAGACCGGTGAAGTAACCGACCTTTACCACGCTGCACTGACTAACGACCCCGGCTTAGACGGCATGAAGTCTATCGCCGCTATGAAGCATTTCAGCTCCAGTTCCCAACCGCCCGAAGATTCGGGCATCACTCCAACACAGGAAGATAGTCCGATGAACGAAGCAATGAAACTGTTGCTCGCGACGCTCGGTATCGAATTTGAGGAAAAAGCCCTCGAAGACGCTGCCGCGTGCAAGGCTCTTGCTGATAAGGCAAACACAGCTATTGCTGCTTTGAAAGCAACGGCCGCCAAATCAGACGAGCTGACTACGCAAGTCGCAGCACTGAAGAGCAAGCAGGCTGATCCAGCCAAATTCGTCCCAATTGAAGTGGCCAATGAATTGCGCGAGCAAATCGCAGCCCTCAAGAGTGGCGATGAGGAAACGCAAATTACCGCGTTAATCGAAACTGCGCGCCAACAAGGTCGCTTAATTCCAGCCGAAGAAGACTGGGCGAAAAACTTGGCCGCAACTCACGGTGTCGAGGCGTTGAAGTCAAACTTGGCAACGCGCCCTGCTATTGCAGCGCTCGTGCGCAAAGGTGACGACAGTGCCACCGGCAAAGGTGGTGATAAAACCACCACGGTGCCAGATAACGACGTCGAACTCACAGCGGATGAACTCGCAATTTGCAAAAACTGCGGCATCGACCCTGCTGAGTATCGCAAAACGAAGGGAGCCAAGTAATGCAACTCACTGAAGACCGCAATACGGCACGCTCGGAGTTAACCGTGGTTCAAGACCCGGTTGCCGCAGCGGTGCGCATTTTCGCTGGCGGTATCACCATGCTCAATGCGGCTGGTGACGCTGTCCCTGGTTCAACCGCAACCGGCTTAACTCCACGCGGCATTGCTCAAGAGCATGTTGATAACCGCGCTGGTGCAGCGGGTGTGGCCACTGTGCTTTCGCGCCGGGGCTGCCACAAGGTTGCTAACGACGGCACGATTACTCGCGCCGATATTGGTGGGCTGGCATATGTCGTTGATGACCAAACTGTTGCAAACAGTGACGGTGCTGCGACACGTTCAGCTCTTGGCAAAATCATTGACGTAAACGCCGATGGCGTTTGGGTCGATATCGCTTAAGGGCGTTTTCATGATTATCAACAAAGCGAACTTAAGCATCATTTATACCGCTGTTAAAACTGCTTTTAACAAGGGCTTAAAGGATGCCACTGAGTATCAAAGTCGCATTGCGACGGTGGTGCCATCGAGTACCAAAGAAGAAAACTATAAGTGGCTAGGCCAGTTCCCACGATTACAGAAGTGGATTGGCGACCGCACCGTGAAGAACTTAAAGGCGCATAGCTACTCCATCACCAACGAAAAATTCGAGTCAACCATTGCTATTCCGCGTGATGACATCGAAGACGATACGTATGGCGTGTTTACCCCTCTATTTGAGGAGATGGGTCATGCTGCTAAGACACACCCGGACGAATTGGTGTTTGGCTTATTGGCGCAGGGTTTTGACCAGCTGTGCTATGACGGACAAAACTTCTTCGACACCGACCACAAGGTTGGCGATGAGTCAGTGAGTAACATGCAGGCCGGTGCCGGCGTGCCATGGTACTTACTTGACACCAACCGCCCATTAAAACCAATCATCTTCCAAAAGCGCCGCGATTACGACTTGAAGTCTCGTCAGGACGAAACCGCTGAGAGCACCTGGTTGCGTGATGAATACGAGTACGGTGTTGACGCTCGTGTGAATGCTGGTTTTGGTTTGTGGCAGTTGGCGTTTGGCTCAAAGGCCGACCTGACTGAGGCTAACTTTGATGCAGCGCTTGAAGCCATGATGGCGCTCAAATCAGACGAAGGTCGCCCATTAGGTGTCCGCCCGAACCTTTTAGTGGTGGGTCCGAAGAACCGCGCCAAAGCCAACAACGTCATTGAAGTGATGAACAAAGAAGGCGGCGCGAGCAACCCGAACTACAAGGCTGTTGAAGTTCTGGTTGTACCTTGGCTTGAGTAACGTTAACGCATTGCGTTAGCACACCTCCCTGGTGCCGCCTGTGCAGTTTGGCGGGCGGCATTTTTTAACGAAGGAAAAGATCATGACTAAGCAGACTTTAATTGCGGTGATTGCAGCTGTTTCTGCCGCTGACGGTTATCGCCGAGCGGGCATTGACTTGCTAGCAGGCAAGAACGAACTGGAGTTGACCGAGGCGCAATTGGCGCAGTTTGAGGCAGACCCCCGCATTGTGGTGACGCGCAAGCCCGCGACCGATGAAGGCGTTATGGGTAACGCAAAAAAAGCCACAACCGATGGCACTGGAGCTAGCAGTAAGAAAGCTGAGAAAGTGACATTTGATGTGGCGGCACCAGACGAAATCGACTTGTCTAAATTTGAACCAGAAGGCTTAGCGCATTATGCCGCTGCGCTTCACCAACTAAATAAATCAGGTGCTCTTGAGCTTAACGCCCAGGGCAAACCGAATGTTGATGACTTGGCGGTTGAAGTGGACGGCAAAACTGTTAAGCCAAGCGCCTCAGACCGCGATGCGGTGTGGGATGGTTACAAACAACTGATTGGTGCGTAAACGATGCCGTACTGCCTAGTGACTGACCTTGTGGCGCGTTACAGCGAAGCTGAACTGATTGCGCTAACCGACCGCGCTGGAAGCGGCGCGGTTGACCAGAGCGTTGCACAGCACGCCATTGATGACGCTTCGGCGTTAATTGATGGTTATCTGCTTGGCCGTTATGAATTGCCGCTTCAGCCGGTGCCGAGCGTATTGACGCCAATTTGCGCAGATATCGCCCGCTATCAACTATACGACAATGAAGCGCCCACGGTCGTCACTAAGCGGTACGAAACCGCCATTGCATTTCTTAAATCTGTTGGCAAAGGCGAAGTCACGTTGGGCATTCACACCGACGGCGGCTCACCAGGCTCGACAGACTTACCCGAAATTCAATCGGGCGGCAACGTGTTCAACCGCAATAAATCAAAAGGCTTTATCTGATGTTGCGCGAGCAGGTCGAGGCGCGACTACGTGCACTGGCTATTGATGGCCAGCCCGTATTCAAGACCATTGAATCGGCCACCAACCTCGATTCGGTAATTAAGGGCAACCGCATTGCAGCGGATACGGCCTTTATTGTGCCGATGGCTGATCGAGGTGCGCCGCAAGAATTAACCACGATGCGCTTTCAACAGCATATACAAGCCACCGTGGGTGTTGTCATTGCGTGTCGCAATATCAACGACACTTTTGGCAAAGATGCGATAGAGCGTTTGGAGTATTTAAAGCAGCTCGTACGCAAACACTTACTAGGGTGGGAGCCAGATGGCATGGAAACCCTCCTATTTGACCAGGGCCGCATTGTGTCATTTAGCGCATCGGCCGCTTTTTGGCTAGAGCAATACCGTTGCCGATACACATTTAGAGGATAAGACCATGTCTCGCAAGACGAAAAAACGCTTATTACTCGCCGCGCTCGCTGGTGCAGCCGGCGTCTACGGCGAAGACCATATTATCGATAACGCAATCACCCCAGTGGCGATTCAAACCATGGGTTTGGAAATCACGCCGATTGAAGCCACCGAAGTGGACCGCGAGTTTGATAACGGCCGCCCTGGTAACAACAAGTTCTTGGTGGTTGGCCAACACTGCAAGCTGACATTCTCAGTGGAGCTCACCGGCGGCGGTGATGCTGTGACGCCGGCTAACTACGCCATGCTACTGCAAGCTTGTGGCTTCTCTGAAACCGTTGATTTAACCGATGTGAGCTATGCCCGAATTGTTGATGACACGGTGAAAGATATTACTTTGCACGCTTACATTGACGGCGTTAACCATAAAGTGGTTGGTGCGCGCGGCACTTATAAGTACCTCGGCAAAGTGGGCGAAGTGGCAAAAATTGAATTTGAATTCACCGGTCTCTTTGGTGGCCTTGCGGGTGCAGCAATGCCAACGGCTGACTTTTCTGGCTGGCAGCAACCGGCGGTGTTTGGTTCAAAGCACACAACATTCACGCTGGACGGTAGCGAACTGGAGCTATTCGACTTCGAGCTTGATGGTAAGAATGAGGTGATTTACACCGAAGGTACCCGGTCTGAAAAAGTACACATTACCGACTGGAAGCCAGACGGCAAAATCGTCTTTGAAGCACCCGCCCACGGCGATTTGGACCCCACATCGATTTACATTGCGGGCGCAACCATGCCGATGTCATTGGTGCACGGCACTGTTGCCGGC